GACTTTGGCAAATAATTGTTTTTTGCAATATGATTCATTGTTAATTCATCCGTATTTTTTATAATTAATGGAACACTTCTCGTGATTGGGTCTTTCAATAGTTTCAGCGGATTAATCTCCTCTTGAGACGCACTCACAGTTACTAAACTTTCTAAAAATTCTTTATTCTCTTCCCATATCTTTTTATCGCTCTTCGGAAACTGGTAATTATATATTACATTTTCAATTCTCGGTTCACCAACACCCGCTTGTAATTTCTGATTTTCTGAATCTATACTAAACCAGTAATACGCTCCATTCTTATTTACTAATCCTTTATTATTATCATTATCTATTAACGGGTCGTTACTTGGTATTTTGTTTACTTTTACGGAATCCTCCGTATATTCCACTTTTAATCCAAGTGCATTATCTTTATCATATAATTCAAAACAACAGCTTTTTGTATTATCTTTATTTTCAAAAATAAATACACCTTGTCCATGAATAATTAAATTTATAATTCTGTGATTATTTTCTAATAAAGTAAATCTCGGTTTTTTTTCACTCAGAGTTGCGTATGTCATATAATTATACACTTGTAATTATATAAAATTATACTTCTAAATCTTTTAAGCGTAAACAATATATTCAGTCGGTCTTCTTTTTTTTACATAATAATAACCGTTATCATAGAAATAATCATCGTAATAATATCCTGTATCCAAAAATAACGGATTCACCGCATACGCACCACCTCCAGCACCGACTCCTCCATAGTAACCCCAACCATGGCCACGACCTCGGCCTCCATGGCCTCCGTGGCCTCCGCCACCACGGCCTCCACCGCCACGGCCTCCACCGCCACCCCCACGGCCACCGCCACCACCCCCACCTCCTCTAAATCCGTCCATATTTATATTCATAAATACTTGAACGCCTACAACAAATACAATCAATATTATAAAACCAATAATTATTTGTTTTATATTTTTCATAATTTATATAACTTATGAAAAAAATTATTTTCTGGATTTTCTATAACGCCTCGTTTTTCTACGACCACCGAATCTTCGCTTTCCTCTTGATTTTTTATTTTTTCTTGATTTTCTCCTTCCACCTCTTCGTGGTAGGACATCATCAGTGTCGTCATCATCACTGTCGTAATCTCTTGATAAATCGATAGATGGTCTTTCTGTTACAGCTGCACGACCAGTGTCATATTCTTCTGGATTCTTTACACTCCAGTAACCTTGACCTTCACCAATTTTGGATCGGTTTGGATCATTTAAAACACTTCCTAATGTTTTTTTACCCTTATCTTGATTTAAAATATCTGCAACGGTTTTCTCATCACCTCCTCTTCTTTTTCTTGATCTCTTTCTTAAATAACCCATAATTATATATTATATCAATATAAAATATATTATAAAATTATAATAAAATCAAATATATAATTATAGTAATGTTTGTTGTATTAAGACATGGACAAAGTATATGGAATTTGGCTGGAATTCTTGCAGGTTCTACGAATGTTCCTCTCAGTTCATATGGTATAAAAGAAGCAAAATTTGCTTCTTATATACTAAATCCATTTCATTTTAATTATGTATTTACAAGCGATTTACAAAGAACGACACAAACTTATGAAATTATACGCAGAAATATGTATTACAATCCAATATTATGTTCTTCCAAAGAATTAAACGAACGTGATTACGGTTCTCTTACAGGAATTAAAAAAGATGATTTAAAAAATATTTATTCCGAAAAAGATTTCTATAAATGGCGACATACCTATTACGGAAGACCTCCGAATGGTGAAAACTTGGATGATGTTAGAAAACGTATTGGACATTATTATAATTGTAAAATTGAACCATTACTAAAACAAAAACAAAATGTTTTAGTAATTTCACATAGTAATAGTCTTCGTGCGTTGTTTGTTCATATTGGATTAAAAAATGAAGAAACAATAGAACATTTCGAAATAAATAATTGTGTTCCTATAAGCATTGATATAAATAACAAAAAATTTTGGTATATAAAAGAATAGTAACTACGAAACTACAAAACTACAAAATCCCTAAATCCCGAAATTTTTAATCGTCTTTAATGCAGAATCTGGTGTCACTGATATAGAATCAATTTCTTCATTTATTAGAAAATTACAAAATTCTGTGCTATCCGATGGTTGCTGACCACAAAATCCGACTTTAATACCATATGATTTGTATGTTTTTATCGCCATACTAATCATTCTCCTATAACTCAAATTTTCGTCATTTGATAAATATGTTATTTTATCACTGTCTCTATCTACACCAAGAGTTAATTGCAGTAAATCATTTCCTCCAATCGAAACACCGTCAATCATCGGACTAAATTTATCCGCCTCTATAACATTTGACGGTATCTCACACATTAAATAAATCTTCAAACCATTCACCCCTCTGACTAATCCATGTTTTTCCAGTTTTTTGATCACCAATTCACATTCCGTAGGAGTTCTGCAAAACGGAATCATTACAATTACATTATCCATCTTCATTTCTTCTCTTGCAAATTTAATTGCTTCACATTCCAATTCAAATGCAGCCTCATATTCAGGTGAATAATATCTTGACGCACCTCGCCATCCAATCATCGGATTCTCTTCATTCGGTTCATATAACTCACCACCTATCAAATTACGATATTCATTTGATTTAAAATCAGATAAACGAACAATCACATCATTCGGATAAAATGCTGACGCAATTTTGGAAATTCCTCTGGCAAGTCTTTTGATAAAATACCATTTACCGTCTGAATGATTACCAATAATTTTATATATTTGATCCTTTACAGTTTGTTCTATTTTTGGGTAATTACACAACGCTAATGGATGAATTTTAATATAATTACTAATAATAAATTCTAATCTGGCCAAACCAACACCACTATTCGGAATAATCGAATTGTGGAAACTACTTTCAGGATTTCCAACGTTCAACATTAATTTCACCGGCATTTTTAAATCATTACTTAATTTCATTTTTTCAACATGATATTTCAAGAACCCTTCATAGACCTTACCATTCTCACCATCCGCACAAGAAATTGTAACGAATGAATCGTTTGTTAATATTTCAGTTGAATTTCCTGTTCCGACAATTGCATTAATACCCAATTCTCGTGCGACTATTGCGGCGTGACATGTTCTGCCACCTTTATCTGTTATAATTCCTGCCGAAATTTTCATAATGGGTTCCCAATCAGGTGTAGTCATTTCAGTTACTAAAATATCACCCGGTTTAAACAATTCAAACTCGTGAATGCTTTTTAATTTTTTTAATTTGCCACTACTAATTTTATCACCCACCGAAACACCCGTTATCAAAATTTTACCAGTTTCATCTAATATATATTTACTCAACTCTAATTCACTATTATTTGTATGTATCGTCTCCGGCCGGGTTTGAATAATATAAATATTCTGGTCAACCCCATCAATCGCCCATTCAACATCAACGCCTATTTGTTTTTCATATATTTTTGAATAACTTTCTTCCAATAATAATACATATCTCGCCAATGATATTGCTTGGTTATTTGAAATACTATAACTACTTTTTTCTATTAAATTTGTTTCGATTTCTCTAACGCCATTCATGTTTTCATATATAATTTTAGAATTCTTGTCTCCCTTTTTTTTAGTGATAATCGGATCACAATCGATATATTTTAATATTCTTTTATCGATAATAATCTCATCTGGTTTAATTCCACCAGAAACAACCAATTCCCCTAATCCAAATGCCGAATTAATGACAATTGATTTGTTATATCCAGTTTCAGGATCAATTGAAAACGCAACTCCCGCTGAACCAATATCAGACCTTACCATTTTTTGAATCGCTACTGAAATTTTAACATCTGAAAATTGTATATTGTATCTTTTTCTATAAGATATAGCTCGTGCGTTGAATAAAGATGCAAAACACTTTTTTATAGAAAATAATAAATCATCGTGTCCCCGTATATTTAAATATGTATCATGTTGTCCCGCAAAAGACGCATTCGGAAGATCTTCTGCTATACCACTTGAACGAACGGCAACTTCAATGTTTTCCCTATTGTATATTTCACAGAGGTCTTTATAATTGAATTTAATTTGTTCAGCATGTTCATCTGAAATAACTGAATGAATGATTAAATTTCTTATTTCAAGTGATTCTTTTTCTAACGATTGAATATTATCTACATTTATATTTTCCAGTTTTTCTATTATAACAGATTCTAAATTATTGTACTTGATAAACATGTCATACATTACAGTAGTTATTGCGAATCCATTTGCAATATTGAAGTTTATTTTCTTGGATAAATTATATAATTCTCCTAAAGAACTACATTTACCACCAACTAAATGCTTATTTTTACTTGAACAATTTTTAAACCACAGAATAGTTTCATCCATTTATCCTACTTTACTCTAATTCAACAAATTAAGAGAATAAATATAACGAATATAAAGTTATCTTTCGTTTTTTGTTAAATATTTTTTTGAATAATTATATACACAATGTCAAAAAATCACATTTATACAAAAATAGAAATACAAAATATACTGGAAAATATTAAAATCCAAAAATCTCTAAAAACACAATGTAATATTTGTAATGGACACGGATTAGTTAAAAAAGATCCAATCGTATGTCATGTATGTAGTGGTATAAAATGTATGAGTTGTAAAGAAACCGGATTTATCCAACTACCATATGAAACATGTGAACTTTGTGATGGTTTAGGTGAATATATTAAATAAAATATAAAAACACGATTTTATATTTTATACTTTATATATTTTATATATTTTTACATTTAGAAGAATGCACAAATGTGTATAAATTCAACGGCTATTCGATACATTAATTCACTTTATTCGCTCTTTTTCTTGTTTGCAAATGGACCACTAATCAGTTCACTCTGTCCATTATCAGTCTTTCCTGTAATAATATTTTCTCCTTCAAATAATTCTTTACGAATATCTGCTGCAGATATAACATCTTGCTCCTTCAAAAATGTTTCTTGCGTATTCATATTTTGAACTCCAATCAAATTACCATTCTCATCAATCGTTTGAGTTAATGAAGACCCGGTTTTTTCTGCATTTTTAATATTTTCCTCTATAGCCTTCTTCTTTGTTTCCTTTACTCTCTGCTCAAAAGCCGACTTGGCAAAATCCTCATTCTTTACCTTCTCTTGCATCAATTGATTCAATTCTTCTTCCATATATTCAACACGACCCGTTTTATATGCTTCTGGATCCCAAGGCATCCATAAACCAACTGGACCAACAAATACATCGTGGTTTGGGTCCATTTCACGTAACATTTTACAACGTAACTCGGCCTCTTCCATCGTCGGATAAACACCTCTGATTTTTAATCCACGAGTGCAAGTTTGGAAACTATGCTTTACATTAAACGCATTATCTAACTCTTCCTCATTTTTATCCAAAAATGTTTTATAATCATCTTCCATATTTGACTGAAGCAATGTTTCTTGTTCATCCTTTACAAAATCTTGAAAATCCTTCATAACATCTTCAAAAGTTAATTTGTACTTGTATGATACAAAATTTAAAAATTGATGAAACTTTTCCATTGATTTTGAGAATTCCCATTTCTTTAGGAATTCTTCAAATAAGAAAATTTCCTTTTGTTTTAAAATTTTATCAGGAGAAACGAATGATACACATACAAATTTTTGTCCTGCGATTGGTTTATCTTCTTCCAACAAATCAACATATTTTGGATTTGGTTTACCGTTTTTATCGGTTTTTGGTTCTACTCCAGATTTCATATTATTATAAATTATTTTATAATATTCGTTTAAGTTTATTTTACAAATAATTATTTAACATAATTATAATTATTAAAAAAAATATGTAATAAAACTTTTAATAAGAGTAATAATTCTATTTATTAAAGAAAAAATAAATATTTTTTTCTTTTTATTTATTATAAACATGTTTCATATTGCTGAACTTGTAAAAAGAATCATCAAGTATTTAGTAGAAGGTTTAATGGTTGCAATTGCCGCATACGCAATTCCAAAACAATCACTCAAATTAGACGAAATTGCTTTACTTGCATTAACCGCTGCTGCAACATTTAGTATTTTAGATACTTATATTCCAAGTATCGGTGTAACCGCTCGTTCAGGTGCCGGTTTCGGTATTGGTGCAAATTTAGTAGGATTCCCGGGAGGCCTCTAAATTAAAAAATAATAGTTGTTTGTGTTGATGATGTAAATGTACAAGTTACACTTCAAATAAAATAAATATATGAAAATATAAAAACCGGTTTTATATTTTCTTTAATTTTTTCTCGATTTTCTTCCACGTCCTCCTCTTTTTCTTCTACTGGTTTTTCCACCAAAACCAAAAATTTTGTTTTTTCTTGGTTGGGTTGGCTGAATTGTCCTAACTGTTTGAGATGGTTTACCGTAATCACCCTGAGCCGCTTGTTTTGTGGTGTTTGTAGCAGCCCTTACTGAATCAATCATTCCAGACGATGCAGTGTACGAACCCAAATTTTCGGTTTTTAATATATTATTTAAAACATCCCTAATTTCTCTATCTCTTACAGAAGGATCTTTCACATTTTTTTTTGTAAAAAAAACATTTTTACTCTTATTTGCAAAATTATATCCTGCAATTAGATTAAATATTCCTTGTTCTAAAACATATGGATATTTATAACTTGTATTATTTCCCGTATTATTTGAATTTCCTAAAAATGGTTGGTCAGATCCATCACTACTCATACCGATTATATATTATATTAAGAAATTATATTAAAAAATGATTAAATAATATTGTTTTGCATTAAATTAGAATGAAACATTTTTTCCCAATCTACAAACGGCGACAATAACTTTTTTTCTCCATGTGTGCATACTGCAGGTATCGAAGAGATTAATTTTCTCTTATTAATCGAGATAATTTCAAGCCACATTATAAAATCAACCGGATGTGAATAACCTATACAAAATTTTTTATACATATCAAAGTCTTCCTTCATCGTCCTAACGCGTGTTACAAATGTCATACAACTACTATTGGTATATTTCCAATGAGAACTTTTGCTTATAATCACCCTGGTCGTTTCACCTCCATTTGTCACAAATGGATTACCGCCTTCCTCATTTGAATTTACATATTTATCGGGATGATCATAACCAGTACAATAATCCGCAAGTTCAATTCCTTCTTCCAATATTTTGGGAGCATCTGGAGTGTAAATATAATCGTCTTCAGGAAAAAATACAACATCATCATCTTTAAAATTTGTAATGGATAATTCAACCGCAAGTAAAAATGTCATTGAACCATTTAATTCCGAACGAATAATATGTTGTGGCGGTAAGTATTGACATAAAAACATATATGTTTCATCCTTTATATTATCTGCAATGACATAAATCGTATATCCCTGGAAAATCTTGATGAAATGCAAAAAACAACCTCTTTTTGTAACATAATCCGGTTTTAATTTATTATGTTCTCCGTCTGATATTCTATATATAATTTTCATCTGTTTCAAAGGCGTTTCTGTATTTATATTTTCATTTGACGACATGATAAATTATATTTTTATGTTTTTATGTTTTTATGTTGTTTAGGCAATGAATATTGATTTATATAAAAATCATATTGTAAAATAAAAATTGATATTTTATGACAAAGAATACATGATATAATATACCATAAAATATAATATATAAAATATAAGATATAAAATATAATAAAATCAAAATACCATGTCATTAATCTCGATATACATCGACAATTTATTTCCAGAAACCGATTATTACATAGAATCCTGTAAAACAGGTAAAAAATACAAGGGTACATTTTGCTATATCAGTGGAGACGGGGTTTCCGCTGTATTTAAAAATGTGATTTCCTATGAAAAAAATATGAATATGTTACCGATCCAATTAAATTCAGAAGAAGACATTATGATGAGACCAAAGTATTTAGAATTCAATGATGCAATCTATTTTCACAAAACAAGTGACGATATCAAACGTAAAGTTGAAAATAAAAATGAAACCATATATCAAAAAGCTTTAGAAAAAGTTCTAAAAGATTTATTTTGCCCAGAAATTCATTATGATGAAAACGGCAATCCTATGTTTGACGAAAATGGCAATTATTTGAATTATAAAACGATTTTTCAAGAAAAAATATGCATGGGGAAGAGTAAATAAGACATTCATTCGGAACACTATTCTACACAATAGACCAGACAATTGAAATATGAAAAATGGAAAGCGAATCAACCAGAGAAAACTATATCGTTGCAATAAATTCCCAATCTAATTCTTCACAGATTTTTTTCCATATTGTATCTTGTTCTATGAGCTTTTCACGGTCTTTCAACATGGGAATTTCCGGTAAATAATGATGTTCTCCCAATAATTCAAATAATTTAAATAAAACATAATAATAGTGTAAAAAATTCACACGGTAATCAGGACAATGTTGGGCATAAGGATATTGAATTTCCATAAACAAGTTACATAGTATTTCTTCTAATTCTTGTGCAATTATAGGTGGGTTTAAACCCAATTTATCTTTTATAAAGTTAATATGTTCATAGTACTTATTATATCCCAATTTTTTCAAAATTTCCTTGGTTTTATAATAAGTCATGTTATTAATATCGATTCTTTCCTTTTTGATCTGTAGTTTTAAATTTTCAATCACTTCATCGGGTATTTGAGTTGTTTCTTTACCTTGAAATTGTGCAAGTATTTCTTTGAAATGATTGATTTTTTTATAAGCATAAAAACAGACTTCTTTAGGAGGTTCTTTATAAGACGGTTTATCATTCTCTATTAAATATTGAACATTTTTAGAACAATTGTTACATATTAATACACCCTCATCATCAAGAGGTATCAACTCTCCTTTAAAACAATATTTACATATATCGGTTGGTCTTATGAAGGAATTAATATCTAAAAAAGAATCATCTATATTAGAAAGATATTTTTGAAAAATATTGTTATTTTGATTATTAATAACGTGATTATTGTCGGATGACGTATTTATTTTAAAAAAAGAATTTACCAATTTATTTTTTGATTTTTCCGAAGACTTTTCCACCCCATTTGAAATATTTTTTTTGTTTTCAAAGTAATCAAAAATATATTTAGAATTATCTAAAAAATAATCCTTCTTTTTTATCTTAATATTCTTTATTTCATCATTAATCTCATTTAGACGATCTTTGTAATCAAGAATTTCTTCAATCGACAAGGTTTTTGAAATTTCATTTTCTTGTATTTTATTCAACAAATCCTTTTTTTCATTTTTTAGTTTAGGTATTTTGTTTTGTTCATCTTTAGTAAATTCATTGATAAATTCATTGTGTTTTCCATCCAAAGTGACATTTGTCTTTTTATTTATTTTTATTTTTTTATTACTTTTAGGCTTAAAACTCGGCATTATTTAGTTATTTAATAAAATTACTACAATTTTTTTAATTTGTTATTCTGTTATATTATAAAATAAATAAAAAAGAGTTTAAATCTATTTATACTTTTTCTTTAAAATATTAAGGACAAGATAAAATGGATGATCCAATTATAATTAAATTAAATATTGAAAATTCACAAGATAAAAACTATGTTGTCTCCATCGAAAATGATAAATTTCATAAAATGGTTTTCCTTTTTAATGCTTTGAACGATGGCTGGAAAATCAAAAAAAGAAAGGATAGTTATGTTCTAACGAAAAACCACGAAGGAAAAAAGGAAATTTTACATGACTCGTATTTACTTACATTTATCAAGCAGAATATGGATATTAACAAGTGCATTTCGTAAATTTACGATTGGTATGACTAAATTATAAAATTATTAATTAATTTTATAATTAAATTTAAATTCAAATATTTTTTTTCTTTAGCAATATTATAAAATGGGAGGCGGATTAATGCAACTCGTAGCTTACGGTGCTTAACTCTTGGGCATCAACAGTGAGCTGCTATTATGGTTCACATATCACCATAATAGAAAAACAGTGTAAATATGTGGTTAAATATAAATTATAATATTTAACATATAACTCGCTAGTGAATTGAATATTGAACAATTATTATAAACAAATCAAATATTTATTTCGCAAGATTGTCAAATTGCGGGGACTTCCTTAGAGCTTTAACTACTACTTATTTGTGGTGACATAAATAATACCATCGGGTAATGACCAATGGCATAGTAAAAACGTTAAAGATTGGATAATCCGCAGCCAAGAATCTTATATTGAATTTGAAATACTCTGCAGATATAAGATTAAGGTTCAACGAGTAGACGGCAATCGGGAATTTATGATGGTTCTAGCAAAACCGGAAATTTCTTAAGGTGTACTCTACCCCTCTTAGAAATATTAGGGAACACAAAAGCAAGATGTGTACTTAACAGGCAATCCACAGATTACTTTCTGGAAAGTAACTTACAGACGTTACACCAACTTTTCGATTGAATCAATCGAACAAACTTTCAACGGTCAAGCCGATTTCGGTCGCCGTGTCACCTGCATCATCTCCAGAAATGGTGATCTTGCTTACAGAACCTACTTACAGGTCACCCTTCCTGAAATCAACCAATTGATGGGCAACTCTGCCTCATTGGCATCAGGAAACAACAGTGTATATGCACGTTGGTTAGATTTCCCTGGTGAGCAATTAATCGCCCAAGTTGAAGTCGAAATTGGTGGTCAACGCATTGACCGTCAATACGGTGATTGGATGCACATCTGGAACCAACTTACCATGACCTCCGAACAACAACGCGGATACTTCAAGATGATTGGTAACACCACCCAATTAACCTTCATCACTGATCCATCCTTCGCTGATGTTGATGGTCCTTGTGACTCCACCGCACCTCGTCAAGTATGTGCTCCTCGTAACGCTTTACCAGAGACTACCTTGTATGTTCCATTACAATTTTGGTTTTGCACGAACCCTGGTTTAGCCCTTCCATTAATTGCCTTAAAATCTGTAGGGCAGAAAAGTATCCAACCTAAAGTATCCGAGCAATGCTTTAGGGAAAAATTGTTGTGGTCTCGGGACAATGAAAATTGTCAATCCCAGATGCTAGTCAGTTGCTATTGAATCGCAACTGGCAACATATCCAAATTGCGGGAAACTCTTAAAGATGTAAAAAAAATTTGTATAGATAACTTATATAAAAAGAAATATAGATATAATAGTAGTATCATGAAAAAATGTTGTAAATGTAAAATTGAAAAACCTTTTGAAAAATATGGAAAATTAAATAAATCTCCTGATGGATTAAGATATGATTGTAAAGACTGTAGAAATGAATATAATATTCAAAATAGAGAAAAAATAAAATCTAAAAATGAATCTTATTATAAAGAAAATAAAGAATCTTTACTTGTTAAAAACAAATTATACAGAAATGAAAATAAGGAAAATATATCTAATCAACGAAAGGAGTATAGAAATAGAGAATATATAAAAGAACATATTAAATATAAGAATAAAGAGTACTTGCCAATTCGTAAGAAAAAAATAAAAGAAAAAAGGATTTCAAATTTAAATTTTAAAATAAGTGAAATATTGAGAAGCAAAATTCATAAAATGTTGAAAAATCAAAAAACATCATACGCCAAATATATTGGTTGTGATATTGAATGGTTTAAAAAATGGTTAGAATTTAGGTTTGATAAAAATATGAATTGGGATAATTTAGGTAGTTATTGGCAAATTGACCATATATTACCTATAAATTTATTTGATTTCACAAAAGAAAATAACATTATGATATGTTTTCATTGGACCAATTTACAACCCTTAGAATCAACAGAAAATCGTCAAAAAAGTAATAAATTAAAATTACACTACTACTATAATAATATTGTAAATGTTTATAGATTTAATAGGTTAAATAATACAAATTTAGGGTACCAAATCGTAAATGAAAGTTTACGATGGCTGAGATTAGAACTCAGGTATGGTAAAAATCCCTCGTATGATAATACCGAAAAGGTATTTGAAATAGACAATCCGCAGCCAAGCCTCTAATTCCATTATGATAAGGATATGAGGAAGGTTCAACGACTAAATGGTTATGGGTCTGAGAAGTCTAATCAACTTCGTAGAAGACTTAAGATATAGTCTAGTCCCTGGCTAAGTTCTTATGTGAAATAGTTAATCGACATGAGAATGCCAATAAATACTTCGAAAGAAGGGGTATAAGTGGTTCGTACAGTACCACGAAGTAAAGATTAACCTTGATTTACGTCCAATTGATGAGTGCTTATGGGCTGTCACCTCATTAAGTTGCAACACCACCCAAAATCCAAAGGCAGGACCATTCCGCAACGGTGCTGACAACCAATACGCTGTTGGTGCACCTGTAACTGCTACCATTGCATACAACCAATCTTTAGTTGCTGCATCATTATACGTTGACTATGTCTTCTTAGATACTGATGAACGCAGAAGATTCGCACAAAACCCTCACGAGTACTTGATCACTCAACTTCAATTCACTGGTGATGAATCTGTCGGCTCATCATCCAACAAGATTAAGTTGAACTTCAACCACCCTGTTAAGGAATTAATCTGGGTTGTCCAACCTGATCAAAACGTAGATTACTGTTCATCCCTTTTATGTGATGCAACTTTATTCAAGGTATTAGGTGCCCAACCATTCAACTACACTGATGCCATCGATGCTCTTCCAAACGCTATCCATGCTTTTGGTGGTCCTGAAGCCACTGCTGGTGCAGGTGCTTTCATTGATGCTCGTGGTTTATTCCAAGACGCTGGTGCTCTTGATGCTGCCGTCCCTGATGGATTCACCGGCTACTGGCACGGTGGCGTTTACAACAACGCCTACAATGAAACCAACTTCGGCGGACAAGGTGTTCCATTAAATCCTACTATTGACAACACCGCTGCCCTTGCATCATTAGGTTTAACCACTGCCGACTTTGGTGGCCGTGGTCACAACGATGGTTCATCTGTATCCGATGCAGGCACCTTCGTTTTATCTGAAACCTCATTAGATATGCATTGTTGGGGACAAAACCCTGTTGTTGTTGCCAAGCTACAACTTAACGGACAAGATCGTTTCTCTGAACGTGAAGGCTCATACTTCTCATGGGTCCAACCATACCAAGCACATACTCGTTGCCCTGATGAAGGTATCAACGTGTACTCATTTGCTTTGAGACCAGAAGAACATCAACCAAGCGGCACTTGCAACTTCTCCAGAATTGATAACGCTACTCTTCAATTAGTTCTTTCCAACGCCACCGTTGAGGGCACCAGAACCGCCAAGGTTCGTGTCTATGCCACCAACTACAACGTGCTAAGAATTATGTCCGGCATGGGTGGGTTAGCGTATAGTAATTAAATTATTTATACATCATATATCGTGTTATATTTTACAAATTTATTTTACTTTTTAATAAAGTAATTTAATACTATAGTCATTTATAGTATTAAAATAATATTGCTTTTGTTTATTAAAAACAAAATAACAACTTAAAGAGATATCTATAATATACATTATAGTCATGCAATCGCTTGATATTGTTAACTTGATTGAGTCTAATCCAATCACAAAACTCACAAATGACTACAACAACAAATTATTGATGAAAATTAAAGAAAATTTTTCAGAAACAGAACAACAACTATTTGTT